ACACGGACACGAACTGCCCGACAACGTCCGCGGTCTGGTAGGCCAGCGCGCGCCGGATCACGAAGTACACCTTGCTGCCGGGCACCAACTTCTCGAACGCCGCGTTCGTCGCCGAAGCCGCAGCGGCCTGAGGGGTGTACACGTATACCAGGTTGTCCAGACTCCTCTTGATCGCGCCGAGTTGCTCCCAGTCGTCTGGGGTGCACGCGCGGGAGTCCACAAAGGTGGCCTGGTCGAACTTGTCCTGAAAACTGCCGTCGCGGGTCAGGTAGCAGGTGATGTCCACGCTGGACACCGCGGCAAGCTCGGTGATCTTGGGGACGTTCGGGTCAGCGAGGGTGGTCACCATGGTGACCTTGAGCATCCCGTCGACCGGGACTGATGGGGGCAGAACGATGGCGACCATGTCACTTCTCCTTTTCGGTGGCCGCCGGGGCGGTGGCCTTGGTGGTGCTGGGCTTGCGGGCGGCACGCTTGCGTGCCGGTTTGGGTGCGACCTCGGCGGGCTGGCCACCCTTGTCGGTGCGGTGCTTGGCCGGGCGCGGGATCCCCGTCAGGTTTGCCGGGTACTTGGTCAACACCTCGTGCGCGGCAAGGTCGACCGCCGATTCGGGGACGTCGTACTCGTGACCCGTGGACAGGTCGCGTACCCGGATGAACTGGATGAAGGCCATGGTGGATCCCCTTTCAGGGCAACAAAGTTGGACAGGATTAGACGTTGAAGACGTCGAACAGGATCGGGACATACCACCGCGACGGGGCCACGGACGGGTCCTCACGGACCGAGCCGGGGTCGGTTGACTCGGACACCAGCCCGCTCGAGGCGGACAACCTGGCCCCGGTCAGGGCCGCGCGGACCTTGGACGCAGCAGTCAACGCCCGGTGCACGTCCCCACCCGCGCACGTGACCTGGAACGAACCGGCCAATATTGACGGGACACCAACCGCACGGTCAGACGTCAACCACCCGGGCGAGAAGTACAGCACCGCGTACATGTGCGACCGCCCGTCAGGGTCCACACCCGGCGCGTTCTCACCCGCGTCATCGACCGACCCGTCCATCACGTCAAGGTTCGTGCAGGTCCGCAGCGCCGCCAAGGCAGCGTCATGCAAGACGGACACGTCCAGGGTCACAGCAGGCCCTCGGTGATCTTGCCGAGGGCGTCGGCGAACTCTCCGGCATGCCTATCGAAAGCGGGCCCGAGGAAAGCATGCGGTCCTATCCGGCTCGTGCCCAGCTCGACCCATGCCGCGTAGGAAGCGGTCGGACCGATCTCGGCGGTCAGGCCTTTGAGGTCTCGGCTGATGCTGTTGCGCAGGTTGCCGGTGTCGACGGGGGCGAACATCTTGGCGTCGCGTTCGATGTCAGCGCTGGACTTCTCCAGGACCTTGCGGGCCAGGGGAACCATCCGCCCGGGGACCTTGCCGAGGTCGACAGCCAACGTGTTGAGCTCGGACATGTCCATCTCGAAGCTGTCACCCATGACGTGCCCCTCTCACCCAAGGTTGGCGGTGCACACGAGGTCCCGTTGGAAGACCTCGGACCCGTACTGGACGTCTTCGATGTAGAGCGTGGTCCCGACCATGGCGGCGTCTTTGGCGGCTTCGATGACCACATGGCAGTTGACGTCCACCAGCGGGGACCCTGCGGGCAGGGACACCCGGTAGGCGCGTTCGGCGACGGTCTGGCCGGCTTGGGGTGCGGCCTTGGCGCGCATGAACGCCTGGACCCGGCACACGCACGGGCTGGGGATCACGATGGCGGGCGGGTTTGGGATTGTGGACTCGGTGACCGGATCCCATCCGGGCGGCCCGATACCGGGGGTCTCGACCCGGCATGTGGCGGTCATTGATCCTTCAGCTACCGGCTGGTGGTGGGTCGACCAGTCCGGGTGGATCACCCTGGTAGTCGGGAACGGGGCCACGTCAGAGCCCGTTCACCTGATGCTCGGTCCACTCCGGAGGCCACGGGTACGGGTCGAAGTTCACGATCTCAAAGCAGAAGTCGTCATCCTCGGCCTGGTCGCGGAGCCGGTCGGCGTGGACCCGCAGCGCGTCGGCGGTCTTGGCTCCGTCGGTGGACAGGTCCTGGGTCTTGATGACCTTGGAGACCAGGACCTCGGAGTCGGCGATCGCGTCCAGGGCGTCAGCTGCGGCGCGGCGGACACTGCCGGCGTTGATGGCGAGGAAGCCTTCGACCTGCGGGTCTTCCAGGATCATGCTGGCCGGGTCGGTGTCCGCGATCAGGAGACGGACCTGGCCGAGCGGGACCGTGTAGTCGATGGCCATGGTGCGTCTCCGTCCGGTGGAAGTGGTGGTGACTCTGCGCCGCCCAGCCCAGGGATGATGCTGGGCGGCGCAGAGAGGGTGACCGGTCAGACGCCCGGGGTGCCCGTCGCACCGGTCGACCCGTAGGTGTGGATCGGGTCGAGCGCAGCGCTACCGGTGATGTGCCGAACTCGGTACCAGACGCCGTCGACCTCGAAGTCGCCCTCTTCGGGAGCGATCGAGCCGCCTCCGACACGGGATCCCGTGTTGGACGAAACCCGAAGGTCGGGACTCTCATGTCCGGCGAGGAACGCGACCGCGACCGCTGGCCGGGCTGCGCCCTTCGGGTCGGGCAGGACGAACCACGACGCGCCCGCAAGGAGCGGGTTCACGACCAAGGTGACCGCGCCCTTGAGGGGGTTCGGCTCATCGACACTCTTGGTGCCCGACGTGGTCCGCACCATCGTGGCGTTCAGGATCCGCGCCGCGGTGAACTGCAATGCGGAACCGACCATGAGGATCAGGCCGGAGTGGGGAAGGATGTTCCCGTCCTTGTCACGTCGCCCCGAGATGGACTCGATGGCCGTCTGTACCGCAGCCGACGTCAGCGCCGCCGTCGAACTGTTGTCAAAGGCCGTGTACCCGAGAGTCCCGGCCGCCGCGGCGTCGTAGGCCTTGAAGTAGCCAGCCAGTGGCGCGCCCGTCACCGCGGTCGTGATCGCCTCAAGGGCTGCGTACTCCTCTGTCAGCTGCGATGCCCGACCGTACCGGTTCGGGATCTGACGCAGCTCGTCGATGTCGTCGTTGATCCCGGCTTCCCACGAATACCCGAACCGGCGGCCGAACTTCTTCGCCGAGATCGCGAACTCGTTGGTGTCAACGTCGGCACCTGGGTACTCGGTGAGCTGCGGGACAACATCGAGGCGGGTTTTGCCACCCATGATGTCGATGAGCTTCTTGTACTTGAAGTTCCGGACCGTGGTGCGGGTCGCGAAGTTCTGCCACACCCCAGGCACGTCGCCGTAGACCCCGAGGAGCTCACGGTCGAGCAGGTCGCCAGTGGCCGACACAAACAGGTCGGACGTGGTCAGGGCTTCGTTGACGACCAGGGCGGCCATCTTGTCCCCGCCCCACGCCTTGGCCCACAGCTCGGCGGACTCCTTCAGTGCCTTCGCGCGGGCAGGGTTGAGGCGGCGGTGCGCCTCGTTGGTGGTGCCCTTCAGGCCTCCACCATCGGTCAGGCCGAAGCTTTCGGCCAGCTGGAGAATCGTCATCTCAGTGTCTCCTCAGAACTGGTCGACGCGGACGGAGATGACGCCGGCGGCGGCACCTTTGGTGGCGAGTGCAACACCAAACTTGGGGTTGGTGTTTGTGGTGTTCAGGGCGTTGCCTGGGGTCGTGATGTACACGTAGTCCCCGACGGCCGCGACAGCGCCGGTCACGGAGACGTTGTGGACGCCCTTGAGCTGGCAGGACGCGAATCCGGCAGGGTTGCCGCCGTCACCTTCCTTGGTCTGGGTGACGGCGTTGATCCCGGCGCCGATGTGGACCGGCGCACCGGACACGGTGGCCGCGGGGACGGGCAGCGACAGGTAGTCGCCGTCCTCGAACTTGGTGTTGGTAGCCATGGCTCAGGCCTCCTTGGTGATCTGGTGGCCGAATGCAGAGGCCACGGCTTTGTCGACGTCGGCCTCGGTGACCTGGCCGTTGGGGGTGCCGCTGGGGCCGAAGCTGGTGACCTTGCCGACGCCGAGGGCCTCAGCGATGGATGCGACCTCGGTCTCAGCCGCGGTGCGGGCGGCCTCCACGAGGGTGCGGAACGCGGCCTCGTCGAACACGCCAGCCTCGGTGAGGGTGACATTCGCGACGGCGGCCTCGATGACGCGGGACGCGACCGTGGCGGGGATCATCGTGGACTCGCCGACCATGGTGGTGGCGATGGGGCGCGCGGTGTCGCGGGCGACGGACTGCGCGCGCTCGGTTCGGGCGGTGTCACGCTCTGCAATGGCTGCATCACGCTCAGCCTCTAGCACGGGAACCCGGCTAGAGTCCGCCTCGAGCTGGCTCAGTCGAGCCTCCTCGATCTGTGGCATGGTTTTCTCCTTTGGTGGCCCAGCCGGGATGACTGGAACGTTGGGGGCCGCGGATTCTTTCGCGGCAGGGACCTTCATCGCGGGGCAGTCGCAGCCCTTCATCGAGCAGGCGCCCGTGTTGGGGGCGTCTTTCATGTCGGCGTGCGCTGACCCGAGGTGCTTGCAGGTCGCGCACTTGACCTTCGCGGTGAGGAACGCGGGCATGCCGGCTTCGATGGCGGCGGCGATGGTCTCGGGCTGGTCCCACAGGTCACGGGTGTACAGCTGCGGC